CTTTTAACCATCTCAGGAGCAAGATAGTGTTCAAACTGTTTTTTGATTTGTTGACGTAACTTAAATTCTTCCATAAATCGAAGAAATGCAGCGATGGCCCATGCAACAAATACAGTGAGTACAGGATAACTCCAATCCACCAGTAAATCGTGTTTAGTAAATAAATGCGAACTTCCATAAAATAACCCTACTACTGTAGCAGGCATTGCTACTGCTCCGAAATACCACGGAAGTAGTAATACTATAGCCATTAATAACAGTCCGAAGCCAAAAGACGCACCAAGTTCTGCAAAATTAGTCCAATACGGGCGTGTAATGTTTCTACCCGTCATCATAGTTGCAAGAGCAGAACCTATTAAATCATGAGAATGTACTCTTCCTACAGGGGTTGATACAGTGCTGTCTAATCCTGTAGCAGTCATACTCAGTATTACTATTTTTCCTTTAAGGTCTGGTAATTTCTCATGTAAAGCATATACTGGTGTTTTCCATTTAAAATCAAGCCATATATTACCGTGTGCGTCTGTTTTAATAATTTTATATTTTGGTATTCTTACTGCTTCCACACCCGCAATACCCGTTTTCATTTGATAGGATATATCTCCTGCTGCCATTCTTAGAACTTCTAAACTTATAGAAGGATATACTTCATCTCCAACTGCGACTACTAGAGGCATGCGCCTAACTACACCATCACCTTCTGGTGCAATAATCAACATACCAACTGCATTTGCGTTCTTTGCAAGTTCTGGTATTGGTCCTAACGCACCTTCATACTGGTATAACCAACCTTTCCACGGTTGCCCTACTTTAGCAACTCCCCTTGTTACAGCAGTGTTAACATCGTCATTAGTCGGTATTTGTCCTATAATTGTAGGACTGCGTTTTAATGTTCTTGCGAGAACTGCGTCTTTTCCGAATCGATCCTTGTCTGCAAAAAGGATGGGAAGAACAACCAAACCAGCACCTTGCTGATAGAGTTTGATAATTTCGACTGACAGCGTATTTCTATCCCAAGGCCACTGTCCTTTTGATCCAATTGTTTCATTATTAATTTCTACTGTTACTAAATTTGAAAGACTTTGTGTTACTTGATTTCTTTGGTGTTGGTCTAGTGCTTTCATTCGTACCATGTCCAGAAACCACGGGTTTAAAAAGTGAATACCAGATAAAACTAAGATAGCTAAGATAGAGACAATCCATTTTTTCATTGTTTCCTCAACTGTTTTTGTGTCTTTTCTACTGTTTGTTGTACTAACACTCTTATTAATTCTTTAATAGATAACACTTTATACATACTACCTTTTACACCTTGTTCCCATGTTCTAACAAAAGGGTGCCTATTATCAATCATATATTTATCGTCTACTTTAACAACCATATGAAGTTTATTACCAGAAATTTTTGGAATACGAACAATTACAGTGGTTACTTTATGTCCTTTTTCTTTTAATAAATCTCTTATAGTATAAGCAAAATCGTCGCAATCACCTTTAAAAGTTTTTCCTTCTTTAACTTGTTTAGCAAAACTTATTTTACGATCTTCACCGTATTGATCTTCGTCACTAACATATTCAAATTTTCTAAGTGTATCTAAAAGTACTTGATCTAAAGGTTCATTAACTGAAGCTCTAGTAGTGCAACCCCAGAATAGAAAGGTGAAACTAAGTAAACTTGCTGTAATTTTTTCATCCATAAAATCTTTTCATTGAGTGCCTTGCGTTACGTTTATTGTACAACCTAATGCGTTGCTACATGTATTATTTAATTCATAGTGTTGATCTGTGTTTCCTTGTTGTAACAAGTCGAAGTCGGTGCTATAACCACTTAAAGTAACTCTAGCAGCATGATCACCTTGATCTTTTTGTGTTATAGTTACATCATGTCCATTGTCATTCAATGTTAAATCTAAATACATTAATCCTATATTTTGTTGAGTAAGAAGTAAAGTATTACTACCACTATTAACATCTAGAAACATACTTTTTTGTCCATTATTTTTTTGTATCGCTGTTATATTGTTACTATTACCATCTAAGTCTAAATTAAAAAAATGTTTAGATAAAGTTCCATAATCTTTTTGATCTAAACTTATTACGTTTGAATTGCCTGTAACATCAATAATAGCTTTATGACTTCCTATATCGCTATTTCTATCACCTTGTTTAACAGTTAGTTGATTACTATTTCCACTTATAGCTAACCCTAGCCCGTTACCTCCGCTAACTCCAGTAGTAGTTACATTACCTTGATAAACTGTCAGAGTTATACTATCTCCTGCTATAACTGCTGGTCCGTCCCAGTCTATGTCCATAATAAAATTATTTTCGCCACCTTGTTTAATATCAGAAGTAAAATTAGCGCCACTTTGAGTTATATAAACAGTACTTTTCGTAACGGTCTTATTAATTGCTGCATTTTTTATTGTTGATTGACTTGTTGTTATAGAAATAGATACTGCGGTATTATAAGTACTGGCAAGCATAGTACGTAATGCGTTCATAAAGTTTTTATTATTATTTGTGTAGTAACTACTATGAGATGCATAATTAATATCAGTAATTACAACAACTTTTCCAGTGTAACTACTATCTAAATCACTACCGTACCAAACAGCTGCTACTATATTACCATTACTATCTTTTGCTAGCCAGGTTCCGTCACCAACTGAAGTTAACATCCCTCCTGCGGCAAAAGTGAGACTACCACTGTGACTAGCAAGATAAGATTCATTTGTGTTAAAAGTTGTAATAGAATTATTTGCATATCCTGTGCTAGTAGAACTATTATAAACTACATTTCCCCCACCTAATTCATCCTTAATAAATTCTGTTATGTTTTGGTTACGAGGATTAAGAGAAGAATGGGGGTTTTCTCCTTGAAGATAAAGTGTTCCTCCTCTTGCCAATAAAGCTTTATACGCTGTTTCTTCTGCAGAAGACAAATTATATGAATATCTTATGTCAAAAATCATTTCATAACTGGTCGTACTACTAGGAAACGAAGTAGTAGATGTTACAGTATGTCCTGCATCTTCTAATCTATTTTTCCATTTACTATGAGTATTCCCGTAACTCTGATGATATATCAAAACATCTTCAGCATATGCTGAAGTAAAGCTATTGACGCTGACTAATAAAAATAGTGCTATTAAAACCCGCTTCATCAGTTCTTATCTCCGGTACTTCGACACCACCTTGGTTAATATTTATAGAATACCCATTTGTATTATTTAAAACTAAGTATATATTATTTCCGTCTACTTGTCTAATAATATGAGTTTCATTTCCTTCTATAACAGTGGTTACTAAAGTATCTGGATTTTTACCAGATGTTTGTCCGTCAATATGAATACCTTTTCCTTTTTTTGTTGCTTTTTTCACTTCATATTTTTTATTTAACTGAGTTAAAATATTTAACAACAAATCAACATCTAGAGGGTTAATATCAAGTAATCCATATTCAAGTTCATCGTCTTCTAATTCATTTTCGTCCAATTCTTTATATTCTAATAAGTCAATGTCTAATAAATTAGCCATTTTTTTAGAATCTTTTACTATTTCAACTAATTTTTCTTTAGGAGGTCTTATAATTAACATATTATTAATCTGATCTAATGTTAAATCTAATATTACTGGTTTAGAAGGGTTAGTTTCCGCTACACCTACAGTAGTTGCTTGAAAAGCTTTATTCATAATAACCCTTCCTGCATCTGTTTCTACAAAAATTTCTCCAACTGACCCATCAGCATTTGGTAATAAAATTACTAAAGATTTTCCAATTTCATCTACCGTCATACTAAATGCAGTTCCACGGACTCCAATTCTAGCAGTAGGAGTTCTAATATCTACATTTTGATTATTTAACTTAGCAATATTACCACTAGCATATCTTACAGTACCGATAGCGATATTCATTACTAATTTTGATCCTGATTTTGAATTAGGATCATAGACAAACTCGTCAATAACAAGAGAGCTTTGTGCACTTACAGCAACGTTTGTATCGTCTATAAAAGTAATTCCTAAATTACCTTTACCTGTACGAACAGTGTCTTTAAACATAATGTCCGAATTTTTGCGTAGAGTTAATTTTTTACTTTGTCTAGCGACAGAAGCTATACCTTCTTGCTTGACTACGGTTCCAATGGGTACAGCAGCTTCAGTTGTTGAAAAACTAGATAAAAAAATAATTAATAAACTACTCTGTAATCGTAACATCAACATCCATAGTACCACCTCCATTAGTAGTAATGTGAACATCTGTGTCGTGTTGACCAGATTGGTTTATGTCAAAATCTCCACTTGCTCCTGTATGATGTAATACAGTATTATGATGTCCACTACCAGAGTGGGTAATAGAAGGAGTGTTACTATTACCAATCATTGTTACCGTAGTAGTTTTATCAGAAGCAGTTGATCCTGTAGCATTTTCATTAACAATAAGAATATTACTGTCACCTGTTAGTACTGCTGTAACATTAACATCTTCAGTTGTTGCAGAACTACCAATATTATAAGTAGTGTTATTACTATCTCCTGTTGTAGTTTCAGAAATATGAACATCTGCCGCAGCAGCACTATCACCAACATTTATAGTAGCTTCGTTACTTCCGCCCTGCTGTTTAACTTCTAAATCTTCTGCACCTGAAGCGCCTGCGCCTACAAATTTTCCGTCAATTTTATTACTCGCACCTAACATATCAATGTCAAAAGTTAAGTTAGCCCCTGTTGCCGTAAAAACTGTAGTAGAGTTACCCATTTCGTTACCGTTACCGTCTATAACTATACTTGCAGTAAATGATGCCCCTGACTGGGTAATATAAACATCACTGTCTGCAAGTGCAGAGGTTCCAATTAACAACATGATACCTGTAAATATACTAAAAACTAGTTTATTCTTCATCGTTTACTCCTCCTTGGAGTGATTTAAGAGCTTTAAACTCCCATAATTTTTTTGTCTCACCTTCCTTTATAAGTTCTAAAATAGCCTGATCTATCGCTTTTCTTACAGCGTAAGATACAGACTCATTATCTGTAAATCCTGCTTCAATTTCTAATAATTTAGTTCCTGCATCTATAAATTTAAATAAATTATTACTCATTCGGACACTAAAAATTGTTTTTTCTGTACTAATTGCTAACAAAATTTCTCCAGTAGCAACAGACACTAATCGAATTCCAATAGATACAGTATCTTTTCTATACTCACTAGATACTCCTATCCCTAATAGTCTAGCGCCTAGTCCACCTGTTCCTGTATTAGTATCGTATCCAACTATACCGCCCTCTAATATAACTCCAGCAAATAACAAAGCTCTAAGTTTTTTTGCTTTTTTACCGTCATGTGATTTTCTAGTGTTCCGTATAATTTGTCGCTCTTTTAATAAATTATCTAAATTAACTCTCTCAACAACTTGAAACCACGAACCTTTACCTGCGCGTTTTAAAGATTGTAATATCCATATATGTGCTCCTTGTGTCACAGCCGTGCTAATCTGTGCAACATTTGCATTTGGTTTTCTTTGTCCTGTTAAATCATCAAACTTATATACTGCAATTGGAACTTTTACTTTAGGAGGACCAACTGTTTCTAACTCATTAAGCAGAGGTTTAGAATTAACTGTTGGCGGCTCACTTAGCTCATCTGTAGTTTGACAGCCTATAAGTAAACTAAAACTTAAAATCGTTAAGAGGAACTGTAATTGTCGTATTACCATCAGGACTATCTATTGTAAGGGTAACTACGTCATTTGCAATATCTTTATTATAAGCAATGGTAGTTCCCTCAAAGGTTACAGTCCCGCTACATCCTGTCCCGCCACCGTCTCCTTGAGCCACTTGGTCGGTAGGCGCGACAGAAGTACCAGAGCCGTCATAAGTTGTGCCACAGGCTTCACCGAATAGACTGTCAGTTAAATCTTTAGATAACTGAGCATATATTCGTGATTCTAAATTTTTTATAAATTTTGCGTAATTAGAATTTTGGCTGTCTCGAAGGAGCTGTCTTTCGGCTGCTTCTTTTTTCTCTCTTATAGCCGCTTTACGAGAAAATTCTTGGTTTTCAATAGTCAACCAATGAGCACTTGCTCCCTGCCCTGTGAAAGAGGGCGAAAAGAATTTAAAAGTAAGGGATTCCGCAACTGCAACAGTTGGGAATAACCATAAAAGAGTTATACATAAAAGAGTTCGCATTTAATTTCTCCTCGATAAATTTTTAATTTTTTCAGAATTATTATCAATTCTTTCGTCTTGTTTTGCATCCCTTTGTTTTTGCGCTCTTTCAAAGGGATCGTTTTGTTGATCTTGTATTTCAATTATTGTATTAATTTTTTGATCTAATCTAATCATGTCATTATCCAACATGCGTATTCGATCTATCAACGCAATTAAGGTAGTAGATGCTTCGTTTAAAGATGGAAGTATAGTTGTAGTGACATACTTCCAAATATAATAAATAAAGTATGCCATACCAACAGCAACTACAGTAGGTACACCATATTGGTTTATTGCAGCTACAATATCTTGCATTAGTCTTTCCTAGCATCCTCTTTACCATCAGCAGCACTTAATCTTCGAGTATCTGGTTTGACTCCCAAAGCATGACAAATTAAAGCATCTAATCGTACAATTTCATTATTAATAGTTTTTACTCTATTATCTAATGCACTAATCATACCATTTAATGCTTTTGCTTTATTAACTACTGATTCTAAAATATATTTTAGTAACAGAATGATAAAAAATCCACCACCTATTACTGCTGCAATAGAAAAGCCTAAATCTGCAATTAAGATAAAAGCATCCATTGTATTAAAAAATTACCTCTCTTTAATAAAACCCCTCACTTTCATTTTTTTATTTTTTCCAAAATTGTAACTGATTTACAATTTTGTTATCTTTCTTATTTTTATTTTCAATGTCCTGATTATGCTTCTTAACTTCCTTTTGTACACGCTCTTGATCCTTCTTTAACCGTTCAAGTTCTACAGTTTGCTTCTCATAATAACTTTTATAAGCAAGTATTACTGCTCTTTGTTGTTTTAATAATTGTGTAGTCCTAGCTTGATTCATTGATAGACTTTCATAGCCTTTGTCTGTAAGACCAAAAAGTACATAATCATAACCTTTTTTGTCTAACTTTGCAAAAACTTTGTCTGCCGTATCAGGAGTTATTAGTATCCACTCTAATTTATCTAATTTTAACTCATCAACATTAGGCAAGTCTAAGGGCACTCGTTCTACGGGTGCGGTTGAAATTTCTAGTTTTTTAACAGGGGTTCCACAAGCCGTGAGGCTACTGACCAAGATAATTGGGATTAGCCAGTTTAGGGCATGCCTTGTTAATTTGACTCCTCTTTGTTGCATTTATTTCTTTTTCTCTCAGGGGGCTACCAGATATAATTTCTACACATCTAATAGCATCATTAGATCCCTTAGTTACAATTTTACTAATTACTCTAGGTTTTGCCGCGCCGAGTTTACCAATATCTCTAGCACCTAACAGTTTACTCTGTTTATTAAATTTATTTCTTAAATCATCTACAGACTTTCTAGAGTCTGAAAACGCTTGTTCCACTTTTCTTTTTTGTTCTGTTATTTCGACAATATCTTTTTTATACGAGTCAATTGCTTGCTTTTGTGTTGAAACAGCAGATTCTAATTTTGCATTGTTCTCATGCAAAATAGCCATTTTTTCTTGAGTATCTGTATAATACCAATAGAAAACGCCACCTACAGCAGCCATTACAACTAACATAAGTCCCGCTAATTTGAATCCCATTATATCATCTCTAAGGCGGCTTCAGTAGTTTCATCAACTCTACGTGTCCAACCTCTTCCAAACGTCTCAAATGTTGATAAAGATTCGTAGTATTTTTGTCTAGCTGTTTGATAGTCATGTATAGTAGGGGCAAGACCTTCTGCACCTACATATTCTTTTACTTTATATAAAGTATTAGGTCCGATCGCCCCATCAGCAGCAGATCCAATCATGCGCTGTAAATATTTAGCAGCTCTACCTGTTCCAGCATTTACTCCGAAATCAAATACACACAAATCTAATCCTGGAGGCAGTTTATCACATTTTAGTCTTCCCCAGTAATTTTTTTCATAAATAGGGGCAACATCTTCAACTGTTAAGTCTTTCATATCTTTTGTACCACCCCATTCTTCATATACCCTTTTAGTAACTCCGAGATTTGTTTCTCCTCCAGGGTCTTTAGGGTGATTTACGTAACCACCTTCATGATGTAAAATTAGGTTTAAACATTTACTATAGTTTTCGCTTGACACTATTACTCTCCTTCACCTTTAATATTAATATATTTACAACTAAAAGTCCAATTTTAAATTGAAAAACTTTCTCCGCATCCGCAACGGCTTGTTTCATTACCTGTTGTAAATACAAAATCTTTTTTAAACTTGTCCGAAATATAATCTAACGTGCCCACACTATTCTCTATAGTTGATACAACTTCCTTGTCTACCCATACAATAATATCATTTATTTGAAATTTAATCGCATTAGAAGTATTTTTCGTTGTTGGTTTCTCTACAAAGTAACTTAATCCATTACATCCTTTTGTAGATAAACCTATATAAGCACTAGGAAAAGGCTGGTCTGTGAGTATTTGTGCTGCTGCATCTGTAATTGTAATAATACAAGAATTTTGCATCATAAATAGCTCTTCTGTGGTATAAATACTTGCTGATTTTTTTTCTTTAATTTCTGCTATTGATAATTTTCCCATTTCTAAACTCCTTGAAATTATATTTTGTTAATATTCCTTTAACAGTATTCCATTGTCTAGTTGTTAGTTGAGGATACTCTTCTTGGCATTTTAAACACCCTCTAATGAAATTAGAGTCGTATGACGACATTTTTTGTGTTATAAAAAACGTCGTCATACGTTTAGTTATTCTTCGAGTTATCTTTTTCATTTGTTACCTTAATTTTTGGAACTTCATAAACAAAAGGGTCAGATTTGAGTAATTTTCTTTTTTTAAAGAAAAAATGTAACTCAAATATAACTCTTTCATATATCTCAAAAAATACTTTCATTTTATTTTATCAATCCTATATCTGTGTAAAATTTAATAGCACCGGGATGTATTAATTTTCTATCAAAATTAGCCATAACATTTCTATCAAATGTTTTCCAAATTTTTGACATTTTCATAAGCTCATCTACGTTTTCATAAATTGCTTTTGTAACTGCATAAACTTTTTTATCGGACGTATGGGTACTTGCCCACATCGTATAGTAATAAGCAAGTACATTTGTTTGTTCTTTAACAGGAACATATGACCCTGCAGAAACAGTATCAATGTATGCGTACTTAGACATATATTTTTTAGCAGCTCTTAAACTTTTATCTGTTTTAGTAAGATTTAAACATCTAATTCCGTCTTTAAACTTAATTGCGGCTTTTTGAGGCCATGAAGAGCCTAAAGATGTAAATACCCAATCAACTTGATTTTTTATAAACATTCTTCTCGCAAATTTTAAAGATGAAGCACTTTTTAAATTTAATTCTCTAGGTTTAATATTTTCTGTGCCTAAAATTGCATCTGTAATATGTCTATAAACAGGTGCAGCACGGTAAAAATAAGGTGTTCTAGTACCTATAACATTTCTTAGTTCTTTAATAGAAGAATGTTGAGGTACTACAGGGCATAATCTAAGAACCATCAAAGTAGCTACATGACGTAAATTACTGTAATCTTTTCCTAGAAACTGTCCTGTTGATGTATATAACCAGTGTGCTTGAACAATATTAGAAGCACCAAAATCTAGTGTTCCATTATTAACTAATGGAGCAATTGCATTAGTTCCCGAATAATGAATTGGTTTCATTATGAATTGTGAATTATCTGTAACTATTTTAGGAATTGTTAAAGATAATCCCTTACTAAATGATCCCTTTTTACCTCCGAAAGTCATTGTGTTTGATTCAGGTTTTGAATCATACTTAGATAAAATATCTTTTAAATCTGCTGTATAAGCAGGGCTAGTTAACATAAGTAAAAACGCTAAAATTAAACTAAAAATTTTCATTAAGTTTCCTTTCTCTTTTTAATTTTATAATACTTTTAACTAAAAGTCAAACAATAAAATGTTTGGAAAATAAACAATCAAAAACGGAATTAAAAACACAACCCAACAAATTTTAACTGCTTCAAACGAAGTTTTCATGGGGTCCGCTTTTGATATACTAGCAGCAGCAAAAGAACAAATTGCTATCGGAGGTGTGATATTAGCTAATATCGCAAACCAATATACAAAAAGATGTGCTGCTAATAGAGGTATACCTAGTTCTACTAAAGCAGGTGCACATAAATGTGCAACTAACAAGTAAGCAGGAACTGTAGGCATACCCATACCTAATATTAAACAGGTTACTGCAGTAATAATAAGTAATAATGGTAAACTATATTGACCCATAGAAGTTAAAAAATAAGTTATACTATATCCTAAACTAGTATATTCTAATGTTCCAACTGCTAAAGAAGCAGCTAATAATATTACAATTATTGAAATTGCTGATCGTCCTGTTTCAACAAAAATTTCAAATAATTTGGTAATATTTAATTTAGTTACACATGCTGCTAATAACGCCACAGAAGCATAAAGAACTGCGGTATCGGGTTCTAAATTAAAATAAAATAGACTAATCATTATAACTATAAAAGGAAGTACAAAAAACCAACCTTTTTTAAAAGAAAAATCTACTTTTTCTTCTTCTATATTTTTTATATTTTTAGAAGAAAAATAATGTGCATGAAAAAATAAAGGGGTGTAATAAAGAAGAGCAGGTATTATTGCGGCAATTGCAATATCTGCATAGGGTATGTCAATAATATCAGCCATAATAAAAACAGCCGCACCCATAATTGGAGGTACTATCTGACCACCTGTTGAAGCTATAGCTTCATAAGCGGCGGCCACTGTTCTTTTATATCCAGATTTTAGCATAATAGGGATTGTTATTACCCCTGTAGATACCGTATTCGCAATAGTACTTCCAGAAATAGTACCAAAGATACTAGAAGCCACTATTGCAATTTTAGCAGGTCCACCTTTTTGATTTTGGACCATTGCTCTTGACGCATCTATTATCCAAGCTGTTCCTCCTGTTACTTTTAATATACTGGAAAAGAACAAAAACAATAGTATTACTTCTAAAAATATTTGAGGACCAATACCAAAAAGGCCGCTATCACTCATTCCTAAAAATGTAATATATTCTAGTATATTTATCTCTCTTGATTGTAGTAATGGAGAAGGAATATATTGTCCAAAAATAGCGTATAGCATAAAACAACATATAACATAAAATAACGCTTTACTGGCACTAACATAACAGCAAAATAAAATAGTTCCTACTAATACTGTAGAAATTAAACTAGACTCAATTATATGGTCGTATAAATTTTCACTTAATTCGGGAAAATTAAAAAATAAATATCCAGATACCCCTAATACAAAATAGGCGAAATATTTATTATACTTTTCAAGAACAAGAAACAAAGACATTCCTAACATTCCTGTAAGTATTTGTTCTAAATATAAAAATGGAAATAAATTTAATACATAGCCTATTCCCAACAAGGGTAATAAGGCAAATAACAAATTACTAACTATACTCATCTTCCTTTGTTATACAAATAGTTAATCTTGGTTCCGGTGTAGGATTTACAACTCTATGTTCTAAATCTGACCTAAAAACATAACTATACCCCTCTTCTGGTATCCATTTGACACCGTTTTTAAACTCTAGAAAACTATTATCTGGAGTTTTAATATAAGTTAAAATAGCACTCGATAGCTCTTTTTTATTCTGGTCCACATGCCAATTAATATATCCTTTTGGTCCTAGTATTGCGGCGTAAACTGTATCATAAGGAGCTAATTTATTTTCTCTTAGCCACTCTCTTAAATATTTACATACTACAAGTATTTGATTAGGTTTCCCCTTAGTTATTAAATCAATACTTTTCCAATCTTTAGCGTACCCTGTTCTATCTTTTGTTAATTTTCTAAGTAACAAAATTTCTTTAGAAGCTAACTCGCAATTAATTTTTAAAGTATCAAGTTTTTTGTAATAAATCATTGTATTTCATTACTCTATTTCTTAGATCAGGAATGTAATGAAGCATATTACCTTTAAAAACTTGAATATCATCCGACTCTACAGTTATTAAAATTATAATTTGTTTAATATCCGTTTGAAATAACTCATTATGTGCATAGGCGTACGCAGCACATTGAATATAATAATCTTTAATTTGTTTAACATTTTTTTTCTTTTTAGATGTTTTAAAATCAACAATAGAGGGTTTATTATCCCATAATCCTACTAAATCAACTCTACCTGCATATTTTAATGTAGGACTCCATAAAGGAATTTCTTGTGCCCACACTTCATCAATTCCACGCTCTCCTGCTTTAATCAAGTTATGTGTCATTTGTCTAACGTCGGAAGATTCAGAAGCTAAATCAGAATAAATATCTTCTTTATTAAAATACTTTTCAGCATATTCATGGATTAATGTTCCTCTGTCTGTTGCTTCTTTTGAAATTCTATTAGCTTCTTCTTCACCAACTCGTTCTCGCCATTTTTGTAACCAAACTTGATTATCTGAAGTTTTACCTAGTAAGGTGGTGATACTAGGAAAATCACCATCAGGAGTAAAATAAGTCCTGCCAGTCGGTAATGTCTCAGCATAAACAGATGAAGTTTTTTCATAATTTATATCCATTATTTCTCCACAAAAGTATGATTTCCAATAATAGTTTTACTTTTTATTTTTTTTGCCCAAGATGGAAATACTTTCTTATGGGCGTAGTAATGCAAAGCATTACCCACTAAAGGTTTATCGAGATCAAAATAAACTAACATTGATGTTGCAACAGCATTTTTCCAATGACGTTTGGAATATTTATTATATAAACGAATTTTATCAGACCTACCATCACAATACCAACTAAATTGGCATCTATGTTTAGAAGGATAATATATTCTTTCACTATCTGCTAATTTAGGATATTTTTTAGTTTTCCAACTTTCCCTTATTGGACCTTCTAAAATAACTTTACAGTATGTATTAGGAAAATGTTTATTTTTTACTCTATTTTTAACTACTTGATTAACTGCTATTTTACCTATGGGAGCCTCTCCTCTAGCTTCAAAAAAAGCATTTGAAGCTAGACAGTATAACTCTTGTATATCTGTACTGCCAAGATTAGAATAGGTTGCAGAAGCTAATTGTATAAGTATAGTTAAAGCTTTTGGTGTAATTTCTAGCATATTATTTATTCTCTAGATAGTTTTCTTTTTCACGCATTTTAAAATAATCGTATATAATTAATGGTTTACCTGCTGCTACTAAACAAGAAACCCCTTTAGCATCGGTTAAAATAAGAGTCCAAGTTTGTGTTTTTGGATTAAGTAAAACCTGAAATATTTGGCTCTGGTTTGCATTAAGTATTCCTGACAATGCTGTTGTTTCTTGAAATTGGTCCTTAATCATTGTAGTCATTCTAACAGTATTATCACATATTACACTCATTATTCCCAGTTGAGGTTCTGCAGTAACACTAGGAAAATTTAATTCTTGTGCTGCTACTTTAAATGGAATAGTTAAAAGTAAACTTAGTAAAATTGTTAAATAAATAGATTTCATTTTTGTCTCCGTACTCTGTACATTATATATAATAGTTAACCTTTTGTCAATTAATAGTTAATATTTTTAGTTACTTCTTGTAAATTTTCAAGATTATTTACAATAGGCGTGCCTTTTAAATTTAAACTAGTATTTACTAAAATAGGATGACCGTTTGTTGTTGTAATTTTTAAAACTTCGTATAGCCAAGGGTTATTTTCTTTTGAAACAATTTGAAGTCTAGCTGATTTATCAGGATATGAATACCATTTTTTAGTTTTACTATACGCGATATAAAGCATTTCATGGGACTCTTTAATCACATCAAAATAAGTACTTGCCGCTTCTTTTAAACAAATAGGTGCCCAAGGACGCCAACGGTCGTGCTCTCTTCCTTTTAAATCGTGTAACCTTAAATTATTTATTTTGGTTGGTAATGCTAACAAGCTTCTATTACCTAGTGCTCTTGGTCCCCATTCAGCCCTTCCTCTACAAACTGGAACTATTTTGCCACTAATTATTTGTGTAGCAATTTCATAAGGATCTAGTATGTCACCTACATCATAGCCCAAATACGCATTTTTCCAATTAGCATCTTCAATCTTTAAAGCAGCTCCTAGAGCGCCACCAGCATCTCCTGCCGCAGGTTGAATCCATATATCTTCTATTTTCGTATTTTGTAAAATTCTTGTATTAGCAACACAATTTAAGGCAACTCCTCCACTATAAGCTAGCTTTTTTTGTCCGGTTCTTTTTTGTAACCATTTTACTAGATTAATAATTATATCTTCTAATACTTGTTGAGCACTGGCAGCTATATCAAAATCAGTTACACCATACCCTAACCCTTTTCTTAAGTCATATTCAACCCAATATGATCCTTCTTTATCCGTACTAACTAAATATTTTTCCATATATTCTTTCCACTTTGGATAGCCATACATAGCAGCACTCATAACTTTAGATTCATCTGAGTTTGGAGTAAATCCAAGTAACCTTGTAATAGAACTATAAAAAAGACCTAAACTTTGTGGGTAAGGAAATTTTCTTAACCAATGAATTTTTTTACCATCCCAATAGCCTAAACTAGTAGAATAATGACCTCCTTTAGTGTCAATAACCATTACAGCACAAGTATCCCATCCACTAGTTTTAATTGAACTTAATGCGTGGGATTCATGATGTTCTAAAAAATGAATATTAGAATTCTTTATATCTAACTGAGATTTAATTAAAGATTTAATTTCTCGTCGTTTGATAAAGTTCATTTTATCAAAAAATACTACATCATCTACAGTATGGTCAAATTTTTGTAACCATCTTAATGTATATACTGGCCACCTGTTGTCAAATTTTTGTCTACTGAATCTCTCTTCGTGAGATGCAGCAACAATTTTATTATCTGATACTAGTGCTGCAGCACTGTCATGGTGAAAAGCACTTATTCCTAATGTTGTCATATATAAAAATAGGCCAGAGTCTGGTAAAAGACTCTGACCTGTTCCTTTGTAAGTTTCGAGTCTATATTACTTTACAGTAATAAGTCGAGGTTTCTTTTCTTCTGGAATAATACGTTCTAGTTTAATAGAAAGCATACCGTTTTCCAGTGTTGCATCGTTTACAATGATATCATCAGCAAGAGTAAACCTTCGTTCAAACTTACGATATGAAATACCACGATAAACAGTGTCTTCATCTTTACTGTTTTCTTTTACAGAACGAACAGAAAGTGTTCCATCAGCAACTTCTACTTCAATGTCCTCCTTACCAAAACCCGCAAGAGCCATTTCGATCACATGATTGTATTTACCTTCTTTCCGAATATTATAAGGCGGAAATCCTGTAGACGCTACATTATCTGTAGCATATCTACTTAGCGTGTCAAACATACGATCAAAACCTACTGCATACGGGGTAAGTTGATTGAAGTTGTCGAATAGATTTAGTGTTTTATTTGTAACCATTTTATTTTCTCCTTTTTAAGCAAGATTACGTTTTGACTCCCGCTTTGCGGCAAGTCACTGGTTTTATCCATTATTTATCATATCAAATTTATAACAAGAGTGCAAGAACTATTTTCTTCCTATAGCTCATCCTCTGTAATAATTTCATATAATGTATATTTTGCTGTTAACTCTTCACCTTCTTTAATGTCTCGTATTGTCCGTAAATATCTAACAGGTATTTGGTGCCAAAAACCGCCCACGCTTTTACAATTTGGATTATCTGAATGATTGTAAAAAGCTCCTAGTGCTGTCCTTATACTACCGTGTGGAAAATTTTTATCTAATACATGAACAATCCCTAAAACTGTATCGTCTGGTATATTCTTTGTCGCAAATAGGCCGAGTCCTTCAACCTCACTATTTTTTACTGTTACGCCTTTAGGCAATGGTTTATACATTTTACGCCTGACGTTCTATAAAAATAGTCTTTATTGTCTGAGGACGTAACATTCTATATACAACTGTTTTTGCATAATCTGCATTAAAGTTTTTACAACTAAATATATCTAAATATGCATCGCCAGTTAGATCAGAAAAATGTCCAGTAATATTACTAGTTTCAATTAATTGAACTAAAGAATATCCTGCAGCTGCGTCATCGTGTACTGCAAAATGTTTTAATAAAGGTTCTCCATACTTTTTCATTTTAATAGCATCAACTAACTTATTAGAAAAGTTAGTTAATTTTTTTTTGTTTGTTATGATATCTTTATCACAACCTTTGCAATCTAATATCAAATGATAACCCCACGCCATATTATTTCTCCTTAATTACTTTCCTATATTTATTATTTCTGGTCTTATGTGTTTTAAATCCCAAGTATCTTTAGAAAAAAGGTTAGAATTACCAGCAGCTTCAAGGAAAGGAAATAATAAAACTTTTTTCCAATTATCAAGTAAATGAGGTGCATATTTGTCAAACTGTTTTAAAATTTGACTATGTTCTGTATTTGCATTAGATAGAATTAAATCTGCTCCTAACCCTATTGGTTTTTCTGGTTGTGCAATTAAATCATGAGGAAATCTAGTTAATTTAGTTATTATCTCATAACAGTTAGCTTCAGAAATAGTATAACGAGTATGAACTTTTCTCAATAATAAAGAATTATTCAGTAATTCTTTATTTTTCTTAAAATAATTTTTTACCAAATGAGTCTGTTTAATATGTAATTTTGGGTAATCTAAGGTTGTAAAAAACCATTCATCATACCAATTTCCTGATTGTCCGAAATGACCAAAGTTTAACCTTGTATAAAAATCTTTTGTTTTTGGGTCATATTCTAATCCTGTTTTTGCATCTCCTTGAATATGACCAGAAAAATGGTCATTATAAAAATATTGTTTAATACCTCTTCTAGCCAAAGATACTTTACTTAATCTCGTTAATAATGTTGTATATCCTGTTTGTGCGGGAAAAGTATCCCAATAACTACTATTAAAAAAATTTAAAATTACTTTTTCAGTTATGTTATTTACAGTAATTCTTGTTTTAGGAATTAGTTTTTGAATTTTTTTTAGTTTTTTAATACCAATATCAATTTGTGGGTTAGAACATTCATTTTTATTAAGAGCAACTCTATTAATAACAATCTCATCTATAAATATATTATTTCGTACAAAGCTTTCTATAACAGTTTCACTATCAGGTCCTCCACTATAATAAATAGTTAAGTAAGGGTATTTATCTCTTAATTGTTGGCATCTTTCTTTTAATAATATATTATAAGATTCCGGAGGTTCTTTCCAGTCTAGAGATTTCCACTCTAAACTATCTTTACTTGTTAAAATTAAAGTACTCATATCTTCTTTGGTAGAAGAAGATACTAAATCTATTTTAGAACTATAAATCTTATTAGTATTTTTATTTTTTATTATAGTATATTTATAGTCTGTTTCAGTCATTTTTGTATTGTTGGTGACCAGTGAGTTGTTCTTCCATCATCTAAAGAAATTTTTTCAACTGGATTTCCGTAAGGATCTTCTTTTTGAGAATAAACCATAACGCCTATTCTTGATTTCATCATTTCAGTTGCTTTTGAAGGAAAAGCGACATAATTTCCCTGAGTATTGTGTAAATCAGAATAATTTCTTATAGTTGCACCGCCTGTTTCAAAACTATTTTTTAAAACGGTTCTAACCGCTGTATACAATCGTAACAAATCTTCTTCGCTGCAGTCACCCACTTTACGATGAGGCGCCAAAGCGGCGAGAAAAAGACTTTCGGATTTGTAAATGTTACCCACACCTGATACATTTTTTTGCTCCATTAAAAATTTTACTAAAGAATTAGTTTTACGTTTTTCACATATGGCAAGCCACGTTTTTTCATCACAAGGATTATTGAGCATGTCAGGACCAATACTTGCAAGTTTTTTATCTAATTCTTGTTTAGGATTTTTTGTAATAAACTTTAGTGTTCCGAAGTTACGCATATCAGAATAATAAATACTTTTCTTTGTTTTTTCTGGTGTATTATCTCTAAGATCAAATCTAACCCTAGCATATTTATTGTCTTCAGCTTTATACGTTCCTGTCATTCCTAAAGTACTGAATATTACTCCATCCATACACAACCAATATATAAATTTACCTTTATTACAAACTCCGTGAATATATGTTCCCCCATATTTCGGATATAATATACTCATAAATTCATAAAACCCGTCAGGCTCTTTTCTTGTGTATCTACCTGTTAATAATTTAATATCAACTAAACTCCATCCTCTAACTTCTTTATCTAATTGGTTCGTAACAATCGTACATTCTGGACCTTCAGGCATTAGATAACGCCACGGTCAAGATAACTACAATAGTCAGTAGTATTTTTAAACTAAGTATTAGAAATAAAGTTTTTTTCTTCATTATCCAAGTTTTATCTGCTATACATTCCCATGTCATGGAGCTGCCACTTCTGTTATAAGTAACCGAACATTTTTCTGTGTAGAATCTAATAAATGTAATCCTTGCCTAGAAAATTTTCCGTCTTTTTCTAATTCTTTTAAGTCTCTAGTAATAGTTTTAAATAACTTTCCTAAATTTTCTTCAGGCATCTTATCAACTATTTTCTTAATTACTTTTCCTAGCTGCTCTCGTTCATGTTTTGCAGCCCATTCCATTCCTCCGCTCATTAATTTTTCCTTTCACTCAGCGTACTCAAGTACATCCGTTAACCAAACTGCGATTGTATATCGTATTCCTGATAAAACTTCACGTACTCCATGAGTATACTCTATTCCACTAGGAAATGCCAACATTAAACCTTGTTGTGGTGATATATCTTCACCAAAATTTTTAAAATAAAACTCACCGCCTTCGATACCTCCTGTTAAGTAAAATATTGCAGAGTATTTTCTATACCAAGTTGGATGTGTTTCGGACGTAACTTCTTCGGGTAACTCTGGTTGCCAACAATTATCTGCATGAAGAGACATAGAATCTCCTGGTCCCCAAATAGTTAATTCAGTATTATCTGGAACGCACCAAACTCCCCAATGCTCCATAATTTGTTTTTGAGCATAAAAACGGGCATAATTCATTCCTCGTTCAAAATGTGACCAAGGAGGCGGCATAGACCTATGTACTTTTTTATAGCTAAGGGTTCTATCAATAAACTCAGGAATTGCTTGTTGATCTCCGTTTTTAAAAACTTTTGGATGTTGATAAGCTGTGGAACTTAAAAAATCACAAGTTTCATCAGGAAGTGCATTTTCAATTCGTAAAAAATCAGGATTCATTAAAATACCATTTATAACCTTTCTCTAAATTTTTTTTAGTTAAACTTTTATAGTTTGGTTGATCTACAAAAGTTGTAATAGTCCACCTTCTGTTAGTAACGGGAGGTTTTATTCTATGCACCATGTAACAAGGAAACTGTACTATTTTTCCAGGAGTTGGAAAAATAGTAGCTAAGATTTTAGAAGGAACAGGTGCACTAAATTCTGTTTCCCAAACTCTATTAGATTTAGGATTCCAATTACCTATTTCTAGAGGTGTTCCTTCCGTTAAATAAATAACTTGAGTCCAATACCTAGTGGGTCTAGGGCAAGTTAATTTACCTTCAGAAAAATCCATATTATCAAAATGCCAGTCGTATAAATCTCCGGGTTTTAATAATATACACACTCCACCCTTAACTACATCATTTGCTGCCCACTGATTACCATACCACTTTACTCGTTCTTCTGCTCTTTCTATAATCTTTTCCGCAGAGTTTTTTATTGTATTATTAAATGAGATATCTATGAAGGGTCTGATTTCAGAGTTAATGATATCTGCCATCTTTTTTCTATTTCCTCTTTTAATTTTATTGCAAATATTTTATGAGCAAGTTGATTCATATGCCCTGCGCCATCAGGATATTTTTTTCTGTAATCTCCTAAATATTCCCACATAATAGGTGAAGTAACTTCGGGATATTGTAAAAAATTTAATTCTGGACTTTCTAAAACATTGGGTCTATATAAAGGTATTAAAATTATATTTTGTACAGGTACTTTAGACAGAACTGCTAAAACAGATAAAACACCTATTCGGTAATGCCATTTTATAGTAGTTAACTTTTTAAACCATATATTCTTAGTTAATTCTCCCCACGGATCTGTTTCATCCCAATTGTAAGGAAGTATAAAATCAGTATTTGCTTTAGGATCAGCACGGTGATGATGTCCAATAATCCAAATTATATACTCATAAGTAAGTTCTTCTTTTTTTAAAATTATTTCTGCCTGATAATCTAAAGTTGCTCCATAATCTGAAATATTATTTGTTAATCCTAATAGTAAAGGAAAAGGAAAAGGTACTGCTAAACTAGGAATAGTGTAACTATTCCCCATAAGTAAAATTTTATTTGACTCTTGCTCCAATTTTTGTTACCATTTCTTATGAAAATTATTTCGTGTGGAGACAGTTATACTTTAGGGGAAGGACTAAGTTCCCCAGAAGAAACTTATGGATATTTACTTGCTAAAGAATTCAAATCTGACTACACAACATTAGCACAATCTGGTGCTAGTGAATATCTTATTTTATCGCAAATAGAAGAAGCTGTCAAGTTAAATCCTGATTTAATACTGGTTGGTCATACTAGTGAATACCGTTGGCAAGTACGTAGTCGACGTAACAATAAATGGCAAGGGTTTTTGGTTGCTAACTTTATTGAGCAAAATAAAAAACTTTTTAGACAGTGGATATTTAGTGAACAACTTTTAGATAATAAAAGAAATAGTGCAGAGCATAAAGCAGCTTGGCATGCTGCAGGACTATTATACTACTCTGAAGATAAAATAGTAAATAACTTATGGAAATCGGCGGTTGCTTTACAAATTAATATCTTAAAAAGATATAATATAAGAGCTGTACATATTGCTTGTTTTGGTCATTTACATAATGATTTAAAAGAACTAACCGACGATTGTATATATGCTCCTTTAGATGATATGAAACATATACAAAAAGCAAATGACGGGAGCCACGCAGGTCCCGCCATTCATGAAAAAGTATGTAAAGAAATTAGTAAATTTATTTTGAACAAATCTCGATTAACTTAGAAAGTACATCGTACTCTTCTTCAACATCTTCTTGTTTGTTTTTAAACATAGTTGTTGCCACTTTTCTTCCTAAAGTAGGAGCTATCCCATAACTATCTTTTAAATTTTTTAAAGATGCAGAAATTTGTTCTCTTGCATCTTCGATAACTACTAATTGATCTATAATATAATCGATACTTGTTTTAATCTCTGTACTAACTGTATCAAAGTTAGTAAGTTTTACGTCTTCTGACATTTATTCTCCTGACTCAATTACTTTAAATTCCGACCTTACAACGTCTGGAATTTTTCTAATTATTTTTCTGTTTTCTAAATCTTCTAAAACCTCTTTTAGAACTTCAAAAGCTATATCTGTACCCTCTTCTTCACCCTCATCAAGTAATTCTTCAGTAGTACGTTCAATTAATCCACACTCTTCAGCTATATACTGATTAGCGTACAGCATATTAGCTGCACCAATTCGTCTAGATCCTTTAGCTGGGCCTTTTTCTCTAGGTTCAACTAATTCCCAGAAACTACCTTCATAAGATGTACCTTCCCACTCGTTGACGATATCTAAAGGGGTATCACTTAAAATATAGGCAATCCCATCTTTTATGTCTTCTAGTCTTTTAGCACTAGTTATTGTTATTTTACGCAAAAAGTTTTTCCATCCTTGAAGCACAGCTCTGCCCTCTCCTATTTTTTTAACCAATCTTGCACTCTTTGATTAGTGCAAAACCAAGCATAAGACACAGATAGACCCCTTACGTTTATATCAGGGTAACGTGTCATGGCGTATAAGAACTCCGTTCTTAACAATTCCCACGGATTACACGAGTAATCGTTACGACACTCCGTGTCGTCGTTAAAAAACTTTAAGTAAGGATGGGAATATAAATATAAAGATGGATCAACATCTTTTATATATTTTTCAAGTATTTCAAAACATTTAGATTGATGAATTTTATTTTCGTGCTTGATAACTTTATACAAATTCTTTGTAAAGTTTTTATATTTGTTTTTGTGATGAAATCTCAATTTCATTTTTTTAATTCGTTTTTACAACTTAATTTAGCATAGATTTTTGCAGATGTCAAATTTAATTTTGATGTAATTTAGGAGGAAACCTTTAGCAAGGTTTTTAACCATTTATATCCTCATAATCTTCCATCATATCTAGTCTCATCGGCGCTAAGGTTCTAAAAACTCCAAACGCGTCCTCAGTTGTCCAAAACTCTTTCTTGGTATAGAATCTGCATTTTTCTACTGAATCTAAATATTCATTTATATTTCTTGCTGCTCTATTCCAATCTCGTATTTGGATTCCGTACCAAACCTTAGTTTTAACTGACTGCATCATTTCAATAGCTAGAGGAATATTCCACCTAACAATATTACTTGCATCTGTAATAATCTCATGTGGTTCCCTAGTATCATATAACATTCTTTGTGCAGGTGCTTTTTTTCTTGCCATTATTTACTCTCCAGTTGTTTTTCTAAATCTTCATTACATTTTTGATAGACTTCTAAAATGAAACGAGCAGCTAAAAAATCGCCTCTTCGTTTCTTTAATTTCTTATATATTCTCATTGTTTCTTTTGCTTGTGAAATGTTTTCCACTTTTGCGAGATAGGTAAAATATTCTTTTGCTTCCACGTATTGTGTCATATAAACTCCTTTCATGACTTTATAACTTATTATACAAGAAAACTGTATAATTTGCAAGAATAATATAGCCAATTCGCGTACAATTTGAGAAATTATTTGACAATTGCCTCACTTATTGATACACTAAAAATCAAAGGAATAATTAATGTTATATGCGACTAGAGAAGATTTAAAAGTAGAAATCAGAGAATGTCACTCAATGATTAGAGAAGTTGCCGGAGATTTAGGCGGCGACATCAAAACCTTACACGAACAAATGTTAGAGTTGCAAGAAATTTTCCATAATCTTGAGAATACACTAAAACAGATTGATGAACAAGTAAAAATTTTAAGTAACGAGTAGTTAATGTACATACTAAAGAATAAGAAGACAGGAGAAATATATAAAGATAGACAAACCATTTTAAATAGTTCAACATTTAATATTCCTGATCTAGAAGCAACTTGGCCCGCAGGATGGGACTCTGTTGACTGGACACAAGAACCTAATGAATCTTTAGAAGATTTATTTAAACAAAGAGCGGAACAACTTAGAGATAAATATGGTTATTTAGTTTTATATTTTAGTGGAGGAAGTGACTCTCAAACTGTTTTAAATATTTTTAAAAGATATAACATTACTTTAGACGAAGTAGTAGTTGGAAGATTTGTAGATCACGAATTACTTAAATTACCTTATGTTAAACCAGATTATGGGAATAAAATAACAGATATTAAAATAACCCGTAATTTTTTAGAAGATTTTCATTATAATCAAAAATGGCTAACGGACGGTTTTGGATATAGTGGTATAATACATACCTTATCTAGAAATGAAGTTTATTTTTGGGAACAGCATAATGTAATAAAACCTATAACTAGAAAAGGTAACGTTGCCCATATTTATGGAATAGATAAACCTTTAATAAAAATAATTGATAAAAAATATTATTGTACTTTAAGTAGTAATGTTATAAATTTTAATGTTCATAATCAAAGTGAATATAAAGAAAATTTTTTCACAAGTGAAAATTTTCCAAAATTACATGCTAAACAATGCCATATAATTATAAATTATTGGAAAAAAAATTATCCTAAAACTACTAAAAGTATTTCTGAATCATCATATCCTGATTCTAGGGATGTGATGAATAAGTTATTACGTGATCCTTATGATATTAGAAACAATACAGGAGGAAGTAGCGCAGGAGGAATGAGGAGAGGTTTAGCAGATGTTACTACAGAAGCGGGAAAGTTATTAAGAAGTTATAGAAAAGATAAATTTCACGATACTTATATAAATGGAGTAGTAAAACCTTATTTTACTACAAATGCTTCAAGAAGGCTATTACATACTTCAGAAATTAGAAACGACATACAATTAGTAGTCTCTGGACTAGAAAAACGTATGTACCTAGGAGATATGATAAATGAGTAACAAAGTTTACGGAATTTGGAATAAAGAAGGAATTAATAATCAACAATGGGTTGAAGAAACTATAGCTAAAATTAATGCTAATTTTAGTAACGTAACTGCAGAAGCTGTTGATTCCGACCATGAAATGAATGATAGACACGGTATAGGAAGATATCCCGCATTTATAGCTATTAAAAACGATGCAGTATTAGATAAAAAAATTGGAAAATTTATGAATAATGAAGTAGAACAGTGGCTAACAAATTATGGATGGGACTAATTCTAGTAATATATGAAAAAGATAGCGTTTATTCCGCATAAAAAAAGAATAGAAAGACATAAAGTTGATTATCTAAGAGCAATTTCTGATGTAATGGAAGACCCTTATCAATCAGAAGACGGAAGAGATGTTAGAGGCGTTCAACTTAAATTAATAAATAAATGTGCAGAACTTTCTGGAGTGCCTTATTGGACATTTACAAATTGCTGTACAGATGCATTACAAATATCTATACACGCTCTTACTAAACCAAATGATATTATTTTAATGTCCTCATATGGATGGCGAGCTTTTGCTAATGCCGCTTCATTTATGAATAGACAAATACGATTTACTGATTGTGATGCTACAGGTAATATGGACATGGAC